AGTTTGGGTCAATTAATTTCTTTTTAACATTATTTGAAAACCCATAATCAACTGCTTTACCTACAAAGCCATGACCTACAATACCTACTTTAAGCTTCATAAGACTTAATCCAATGTTCTAATTTAACACTTGGTTCATAACCAAGAAGCTCCCTACTCTTTGTTAAATCAGCTAGCGTTTCTCTAGCTTCACCAGGTCTATCAGGAATAAACTCAGTCTCACCACCAATAATATTTGCTACATCTAATACACTATGATTTACACCAGTACCTACATTAAATATTTCCCCTACAATATCTGGATTTTCGCTTTCTGCTGCTAATATATTAGCTTTAACAATATCACCAACATACGTAAAATCTCTTCGCTGTTCACCATCTCCAACAACTGTCATTGGCATTTCGGCGTTTTTTTGTTTTTGAAAAATACCAATAAGAGGTGCATACTGACCTTTTAGGGGTTGGCGCTCTCCGTATACATTAAAGTATCTAAATATAACTGTCTCAAGGTCAAACAGATTATAATACATTTTACATAGCTCTTCTGCTGCAGCTTTTGATACAGAATAAGGGTTTAAACAGTCCCTAGGCATGTCTTCTTTTAATGGACATACATTTGCAAGACCGTAAACAGATGATGTAGATGAGAACATAAATCTCTTTACACCATGCTCTCTACTTTGCTGTAACATGTTACATGTACCGACTACATTAACATCACAAGACTCAATAGGATTTTTAATTGCAACTGGAATTCGTGAATGCGCTGCTAAATGAAAAACATAATCAGGTTTAAAACTAGAAAAA